TGCTTTTGCTTCTCTTGCGTCGGGACCCTTGGGGGGCGGCTGCACCCCGTTGGCCCCTCCCCCAGAGGCAAAAAAAGCCTGGCGGGGGGGCCGCCACCACCATGCCGGCCGGGGTGAAGCTCTCCCCGTACTTGTAGGCGGTTTTTGTGGGCGGGGTGGTGATCTCAATGCTGGCCAGCACCCGCACCGTCACCGCCACGGTGTCGGTCTTTTTGATCCCGGCCCGCTGGTAGTCGACGGTGATGGCCGTGGTGCCCTTGGAGATGGTGGCGGGGGAGAATGTGCAATCGTCCGTCACATTTTCGGTGGTGTCATCCTCAAAAGTTGCGGTCACCACCATGCCCTCCGGGTCAAATGCTTCCCCGATGTAATAGGTCTTTTTGTTGGGCTGGGTAGTGACTGCGATCCCCCTGGTGATCATCAGGTCCACCTCGTACAGCAGGGCGCCGCTCACCTCCACCAGCTGGGTGGCGTTCTGTCCGTTCAGGGTGGCCGTCACGGTCCAGTCCCCCACATGGGGCAGCTCAAACTCTGTGGATCCGGTCCCCTCCAGGGTGGTTCCCCCGTCCGAACAGGTCACGGCGGCGCCCGCACATGTGGTCACCTTGATGGTGGGGCTTTGTACGCCTATGGCCTCTTTCAAGCTCTGGAGGGTGGCCCGCATGTGCTGGCCGCTGGCGTGGTCGTAGAACGGGATGAAGTCCTGCGTGGACATTTCCTCCGCCGTCGGCAGGGCGTTGGTGGGCTGCTGGTAATCCGTCCCCGGCTTGGCCGCGCCCACCTTGTAGGTGTCCCCGCCCTCGCCGGTGGTCTTGGTCCCTTTCAGCAGGCCCTCCACCTTGATGGCGTCCTGCTTGTCTTTCAGGGCGCCGTTGTGGGCGTTGGGATCCTTGTTGTGTTCGTCGATCAGGTCATCCAGGCTCTCCTCCAGCTGCGGCTTTAGGGTCCCGTTGAAGTATTCCGCCACATCCTCGGCGGTCATCCACGCCTCCGCGGGGTAGGACACTTCCACCTCCACGCCGGCGGTCACGGTGATGGAAACGGGGTAGCGGCGCACATCCGGGGCAGTTCCCTCCACATAGGCGCTCACATACTGCTTTTGCTCCCCCAGGGACCCATAATAGATCATGGTTTCGGTCCCGTTCTCTACCTTGCCGAACACGGCAAAGCCGCCGATCCAGAAACCCTCCTGTAATCCGCCGTTCAGGTCGCTGCGGTACTCCACCAGCATGTTGACAGCGGCGCCCTCCACCGTCGGCACGGTGCTGGTGCCGTTGGGGCCTGGGTCAATGGGGGCGGTCAGCTTCCGGGCGGCCTCCGCGCTCTCCGCCGTGCCCTTGTCCATGACCACCTTTGTAATGGTCAGCTTATCGCCGGCCACCATTTTGGCCAGCAGATTGTTGCCGGCCTCTGTAATGACAAATCCGTAAAACATGGTTGCCTCCTCTTACTCCGCCGCCGGTATGGCGGTCTGTGTGATAGTCCCGAAAACCCCGCCCGCTCGGATCGGGGCCTCCATGCCGTAGTCCATGGGCGCCGCCGGCAGGGCGGTGGACATATAGCCCCGCCCCATGGCGCCCGTGATGGTCAGGGCCGCCGGATCCATCTGCGAAATGGTGATAATATCATCCAGCCAGGAGGAAAGGCGCTTGACGGAGGCCAGGACCCGCCGGAACTCCTCCAGCTCTCCCGGCCCTACCTCGCCGCCGTCCCCCACATAGGCCCGGAAATGGTGCGGATCGCCGTCGTACTCGTACCACTCCTCGATATACCCAGTTTCAAAGATGGTTTCAATGATCCGGTTGACCGCCGCCGGGGTGCCCATCTGCGTGTAAAACAACAGGGATCCCTCAATCAGCGCCCGCTTGGTCTTGATAGAATAATTTTCATCATAGGACGGAGTGCGCAGCTCCACGGCCATATAATCCAGCAGCCACTCCGGCATGGTGGCAATGGCCGCATAGGTCCGGGCCGCGTCGGAATAGGCGCACAGCTTTTCCACCTGCCGCCCCACCGCGTAGGCAATCGCCTGGACCTCCGCCTGACTGGCCAGGTTCTCCGGCATAATGTCGGTAAAGCGGCTCCCGGAAAGTTTAATCATCCTCCAGCCCTCCGTAAGTCACGGTGGCCTCCCCCTGGAAGGCGGACACCTTGGTGGCCGCCACGGCGGTGTATGTGGGGGCCGTTACGGTCACCCGCTTGGCCCCGGCCTCCATGACCATGGCCACCAGCTTGGAGGGGTTTATGTCCCGCCCAATGGCCCGTTGCCAGGTCTGATAATCCGCCACCGCCTGGGCCACCGCCGCCTGGATGGTCACGGCCTTGGCGCTGTCGCTCCGGTTGATGTAATAGGTCAGGCCGATGGTATAAGGGACCTCCTCCGGGGCCGATACATTGACCAGATCCGTCATGGGCCGGATCGTCTTGTCTTGCAGATAGCCCTTTAGCCCGTTGATCATTTCCGGCCCAGGCTTTGCTCCGTCGGCCATGATGAAAACAATATCCACCGTTCCGGCCTCCTGGTCGCTGGTGGCCACCACATCCCCAATGGCTGGGCTGTACGCCTTGGCGTGGTATAGGTAGCTGTCCTCTGGTCCCGCCGTGGAATAGGCGCCGGGGGCCAGAAAAACCCGCTCCGCCAGGTCTGCGTCACTCTCGATCTCCGCCCCGCCCTCCGTGGTTGCGGTGTTGGCCACGCTGGCCACATAGGGGACAGGATCCACCATGGTGGACAGCTCCCCGGCGGTCAGGCCGTTGCCGGCGCTTCCGGTTTCGGTGCAGGTGGCCGCCACCTCCACCGCGGTGCTGCCCGGTGGGATCTCCGCATATTCGTCCGTGGCAAAGTACACGGACCCGGAGGACGCCACCCTGGTGCCCTGTGGGATGGCTGTTGCCGTTTCCCGCTCCGCCGCCAAGGTAAAGCGCAGGGTGCAGGTTGCCGCCGTGGCCGGACTTCTGGTGACGCCCTTAAAAAGCGCCAGGTTGTCCAGGTAGTCGGAATAGCTGTATTTCAATAGGCTTTGCTTGCCCTGCCGGTCTATGTACTGCATAGCCTGGTAGATCTGCGCCGCCGCGGCGTACAGGATCATGCGGTGGACGCTGGCCCGGTCCAGGGACACGGACACGCCCTGGGCCTGCGTCATATAGTCCTCATAATCGGCCACCATTTCGCCCCGCACATCCTCCACCGTCTTATTGTCAATAAAGCTGATTTCCGGTGTGTTCTCGATTGCTGACATGTCAGGCACTTGTGATCACCACCTTGGGATAAAATACGCCCTCGCCGCCATGGCTCCATTGGACGGACTGCACCCGCACCTCCGGGATAAATTGGGCCGTCTTTTTCGTGATTTCCGCCGTGTAAAGGCTCTTGGCCACCTCCGGCGGCATGTCCACAAAATCCATGTTGATCCCAAATTCCCGATCCAGCGGCATAGTGCCCTCTCTGGTGGAATACAGCAGGGCCAGCTTGCGGTCCAGCTCCGCCATAGCGTCATTGGCAAACGTGAATTGCAGTTGAAAATCAAAAGGTGAAATATTCATGCGTATTCCTCCAGCGTGATGGACAGGGCGGCCTTTACCAGCTCCCCGCGGCTGAATATGGTGGACCAGGTTTCGCTTGATCCGGTCAGCCGAAACGGATTTTTCCCCACCGGCCTGTTGCCGATGACCAAATATTCCGCCGTCCCTGCTTCCACCATGCCCTCCACCGCCTCCAGCACGGACCGGGGGCGCACCCCCAGGCCGGCGGACAGGTATATGGTCAGGTTTACAGTCTGGAGGCCAGGGCCTAAAAACTCCGCCTTTGGCTTTGCTCCCATGGCTTCATGGATGGCCCAGCGCCCGGAGGTTTCCCTGGTCATTTCCTGGAGGATCAGGGCGGTTTCGTCGCTCACCTCAAAGACGATTTTCCGCCCCAGCGTTCCAATGGTCACAGCTTACCCTCCTATCCTCACATCAGGGCTTCCGCCCGTCACGGTCCCGCTCCCGCTGTGCGCAGTCAGGGCGTCGCCCATGCGGGCCGCTGGCTTCCCGTTGATCCGCACCGTCCCGCTCCCGGTGCCCACGGCGCCCTGGCTGGATCCGCAGCACCCGTCCCGCTCGGTGGTAATGCTCCCCACCGTAGCGGCGGACAGGCCATTGATCCGCACCGTCCCCGAACACGCCCCGGAGATCTCCCCGCTGAACGGTTCCGGGGAGTGGGGCGGTACATGCCCCGTGTGTTCCCCGGCGGTGGTTCCCGCCACCGCGTCGGTTATTCTTGCCGCCTGCGGCATGGCTCCCGCCTCCTTTAGTTCAGGTCGATGGTGGCGCCGTTGATGGTCACCGCTCCGCCGGCTTCAATGTGGATGGCCCCGGCGCATTGGATGGTCAGGGTGCTGCCGTCATACCGGATCATGGCCTCCCCCGGCGTCCGGCCCAGGTCCTTGCGGAACAGGCCCTCCGCGCCCTCCGGGGGTTTGTTATTGCCGGACCAATACCGGCCCAGGACCAGCCCCGCCTCGGTCCCGTTGGATAGGTGCAGCACCATGACGGGATCCCCCACCTTTGGCATGTTGTACTCTGTGCAGAGCATGGGCAGGGGGGCGGTCACGCTGTTGTCCTTGTCGGGGTAGACCACCCGCACCAGGCCGGCGGCGTAGTCAATGGATGAAACCTTGCCCACCCGGAAAATTTCATTTGCCATGTGGTCCTCCTCAATCAGCTGTCAGGGCGTTGGCCGCGCTGATCAGCAGAGTGTCCAGCCATGCCAGGGAGGAGTAAGCGGTGGCCCAGTAGTCCGGGGAGTTGATCACCCCGGTGTTGGTCAGCACTTTCAGCGCCGCGTCCACCGTCGTGATACTTGTCCCGCCCAGGTTTACCTTGATCCGGGTTGCCATGTTCAGGATCAGGCCGTCCAGGTTTTTCACATCCTTGTAATGGGCCACCCAATACTCCGGGGAGGCCATAACGCCCACGGCGGCCAGCCGCTCGGTGGCGTCCTTGATCACTTCCTCGGTCATGGCTTCCACCAGGGACAGCTCCAGGTCCATGGTGTACCCCGCACCGACATGGTGGGTAATGCTGTCTATGTAATACTTTCCAGACAGGCGCCCCAGGCCCACCACAGTGACACACTGGGAGGCCACCAGGGCGGCGTTGCCCGTCATGGTCACGGACAGGGTGGTGGCGCCGTGGTTCGCCTTGTCCACCGCCGCCCGGATCCGCCGCTCTGCGTCGGCCAGGTTGTCCGCCTTGCCGGATTGTTTCAGGATCCGTGTGCCAGTCCCCACAGTGGCCTTGATCTCCTCCTCGGTGATCGGGTCCGTGTAGGTGTACTCCCCGCCGGTGTAGGTCCCGGCCAGGGTCTTTTTCCAGCTCCAGCTCTCCATATCGGTTTCCCGTATGGTCAGTACGGGGTCCTTTTTCTTGTACGCCTCCCGGTCAAATACCACGATTTTTTGGGCGTACACTTTCATGGCATAGCCGTAAGCGTCGCACAGCTCCATGTAAAAATCACAATCGGTCTGCCCGGACTGCTCAATGGACTGGATTGTGAAAGGGGTTCCCTCCACATCCCAGGCCAGGGCAATGCCCGCCCGTCTTGCGATCTCTTTCCCGATTTCCTGGACCGTGACTTTTTCCCAGGTCTTTGTCCGCTCGGTTTCCCGAAAAGCGCCGTCCGCCGGCACCGACACGGCGGAAATGGTCCCGGTAATGGGCCACCCCGCAAACTCGAAATTGTCCAGGATGAAAAACCCGCAGGGGAGGGCGCGGCTGTTGCCCTCCCGCTCCCAGTCGGAAAGTTTTATGATGGCCTCCAGCGTATCGCCTGCCAGCGGCAGCCATGCCACCGTCCATTGGCGGTCCCGGTCATGGATCGCAATATCCAGGCTGTCCGCCTCTCCGCTGGCGGGGTCCGTGTAGGTGATCTCCGTGGTCTGGCCCAGCATTTTACTTTTGACTGCCGCGCCGTTCCAGGTCAGATCCACCGCCGCGCTGCGTGTTCTCATGCTCCCGTCCTCCAGATCGGCAGGTTTTCCGCCTTGTCATCCTCCGGCGGGTCCGGTGTTTGCAGGACCGTCCCCGCCTCAAATACGAAAATATCCAGCAGGGGGAGGTTGTTCTGCATAAGCCAGCCTGTATATGTTTCGCTTCCATATACCTTGTGCGCGATAGCGTCCCAGGCGTCCCCCTGTTGGGTGGTGTAGGTTTTTGCCATGTGCGGGCCTCCTTACGCCGGGGCAAACTTTTTGCGCCGCTCCTCGGCTTTCATCTGCTTGTACATTTTTTTGAACTCCGCAAAGCTCATGCGGGCGGCTTCCACGGCCTCCTCCTTGGTGGTGTTGCCGTAGAAGTTGAACACAGGGGACCACACGATCCGGTCCCCGTCACCGTCCTCCGGGCCTCCGCCGCCTTGCGGTTTCGGCTTGGTCCATTCGTCCAGCAGGGCCGCCAGCTTGGACAGCGGCATGACCGCCTCCGGCTCTCCGCCCTCACCGATCATGGCCAGTGTGGGGGCCGTTGCAATGCCGCCGGCGGCCAGGGCCGGAATGGTCGGGATATTAAAGCCCAGGGTTGTGCCGCCCACGCCCGGCACCCAGTCCGGGATCGTCACGGAAATGCTGTTGATCTTGGAAATAACCCAGTTAATCGCAGAGATCACCGCGTTAATGGGAACTTTCGCCAGGTTCACGATCATGCCGAAAACATTGCCGAAAATATCCACAATGTTTTGCCAGGCGGCGCCCCAGTTGCCCGAAAATACATTGGTTACAAATTCGATCAGGCTTGTTAAGATGGCAATTACGTTTTCGATGTAGGGGGCAAATGCCACAAAAGCGGCCTCCAGCCCCGCCAGAACGACGCTTGCCAGATTGGACAGGACAGGCGCCAGGCTGGTGGCGATCAGGCTCACCAGATTGCCAAATGCCTGTATGAGTGGCTGGACCTTTTGCCATATCCCCATAACCGCGGTACGGAATTTCTCGCTTCGGTTCCACAGGATCACAAAGGCGCCGGCTACTGCCGCGATAATCGCTATAATGACAGTGAATTGCCCGCCCAGCAGGCCCACCACGGTTTTCAGGAGGCCGCCCTGCTTGACCGCCGTACCCAATAACGTGCCGATCCCCTTAATGGCCCCCGCCGCTTGTCCATAAATGCCCCCACGGCGGTGCCGATGGCCCCGGCCAGGGTCAGCAGCATGTCCTTGTTTTCCCCGATCCATTGGGCGGCTGTCTTGATCGTCGGAATGACATTGCTTTGCACATATCCGCCCAGCTTTTCCACAGCGGTCTGCACATTGGGGATAACGGTTGCTGACAGGAAGTTCAGGCCGTCCAGTATGTACGGCTCCAGCTGTTCCCCGATGGTCCACAGGATCCCCTCCGCCTGCCGCTTCACGCCCTGCATGGCGCTCTCCAGATCGTTGTACCGCACGGAATTGATCTGTTCCAGCGCCCCCTGGGTGTCATAGGCCGCCGTGGAGGCGTCCGCCATGGCCTGCATGGCCTCCGTGCCCAGGTCCTCCCACATGGTTCCGAACAGGGACACGCCCAGGGCGTCCCGCTTCACCTGATCGTCCATGTCCATCAGGGTGTTTAACACATCGAAAAACGCCTTGTTTGCGTCCTCACCGCCGCCGGCAAAGGTTTCCATCATGGCGTTGGCGTTATATCCCAAATCCTTGAACGCCTGCACCGTGGTGTCGCTTCCGTCGATGGCCCGGATAGAAAACTCTTTGATGGCGTCACCCACTTTGTCCAGGTTCCACGCCGTACTGTCCGCGCCGCTTTGCAGCAGTTGGAACATGCCGTCTGCCGTAAAACCCAGCTTGGAGAACTGGCTGGAATATTCGTTGATGGTGTCGATCAGCTCCCCGGAATAGTCCAGGCCGTTTTGCGCACCCGCCGCGATCAGGCTGAACGCCTCTTTCGCGGATCCGCCGAAATTCTTTGTGATGGCCGCCGCGGCGCGGGTGCTTTCCTCCACGCCGTACTCGAAAGTGTCCTGGAGGGCCAGGGCCGCCTCTGTGGCCTCCTGGATTTCATCCGGGGATATGTTTTTCAGGTTCCGGTCCACCATGGCCACAGCGTCCGCCGCGTCCTGGAGGCTGTCCCCAAAATTGTTTTGATAGACACCCTCCATGGCAGCCTGGAGGTGTTCCAGTTCCTCGCCGGCGGCTCCGGTGGCCGCCGCCCTGCTGTTCCCGGCCCGCTCCTGCTCTGGGTAGGACTTCACGGGGGCGCCCC